CACTACCTATCAATGTTTTTTTAGAAGAGGCGGATGGTGATAGGATTTCACAAAAGAATCATCCTGTTTATAAGTTGTTAGCAAAAAAGCCGAACAACTATATGACTTCTTACACATTCAAGGAAATCATTTTGACAAATCTTTTGCTTGAGGGTAATGCTTACTTCTTAATTGTAAGAGATAACAGCGCAAGACCTGTTGAATTAATTTGTCTTGATCCTGATAAAGTGGATGTGTACAAACACGAAGGAGCTTTGTTCTACTCAATAGAAGGTGAAGATGGAACTATCCGTCAAGAGGATATGTTGCATTTTGTAGGAATGAGCTTTGATGGATTAAAAGGAAAGAGTGTATTGAAAGCACAAAGCGCAACGCTTGGAACTTCATTAAGCGCAAACGATACTGCTGCAAGCGTGCTTGGTAACTCAGCTCAAGTTGGTGGCATCATAAAACATCCAGGAAAGTTAAGTGCAGAGGCAATAGAAAGACTAAGAACTTCTTGGAATAATAAATATCAAGGACCTTATGCGGCAGGCAAGACAGCAATCCTTGAAGAGGGGATGGACTTTTTTCCCACTAAAATAAACGCACAAGATAAGCAACTTTTAGAGAGTCGCAAGTTTCAGATTGAAGAGGTGGCGAGATTGTTCAAAGTGCCTCTTTCATTGATTGGTCATTTAGAGAAAGCCGCAAACTATTCTAGTATTGAAGCACTATCAATAGACTTTGTTCGATTCACTTTGACTCCTTATTTAGTAGCATTAGAGGAAGAGTTCAATAGAAAGTTGTTCAGAGAAAACGAGCAAGACAATCACTATGTGAAGATACAAGTTGAGGGATTGTTAAGAGGTGACTCAAACTCAAGAGCTAACTTCTACAAGCAAATGATTGATATGGGAGTTTTAAGCATCAACGAGGTAAGAAAATTGGAGAACTTAAACAGAATCGACAATGGTGATACACACTATTTCCCGATGAACTATGCTCCAATCGGTCAATCTAATGTAGAGGACAATGACTAATTTCCCTACAAAAGGAGAGGACAAAAAAATAAGTTTGCGCAATTCAAACTATCCTCAGTTTGATTTTGATTTTGCAAACAATACAAAAGAACAAACTCCTGAAATATGGAAAGCAGGGGGAAACATAAGAGGAAACGAAGCGTTTGAGCTTTGGGAAAAAGCAAGAGAAGGAAGTGAAACTCCTAGTGTTTTAGAATGGATAAAGGAAAGAGAAGCGTGGGCTGCAAGACACTTTGAAGATGGCAAACAATTCCAAGATGATAAAGAACCAAATCTTTCAAACATTGCTGGTGTTGTTGCGCAGATGAAATGGGGTGTGATTGGAATACTAGGAGAACAAGGAATGAAAGATGTTATCCTTGAAATGACAAAAAAGCTAGAAGGAAAGAAGGAAGAAAAACAGTTAAATGCAACTGTAACAAAAGCTTTAGAAAATAAAGTAAAAGAACACAACGAAGATGTAAAAGATTTGGATGTTGCTTGGAATCCAAGAGTAACACTAAAGACTTTAGAAATAGTAATGGAACGAGGGATTGGAGCATACAAAACCAATCCTCAAAGCGTAAGACCTAATGTTGGAAGCCCAGAGCAATGGGGTTATGCTCGCACAAATTCATTTCTTTTTGCATTGAAAAAAGGAAGGTTTCAAGGCGGCAAACACGATACAGATTTACTTCCAAACAATCATCCTGTAAAGGAAGAGATGGAAGAAAAAAAGTTAGTAAATATGAAAACAGACAAAAGAGAACTAGTTGGCACGATGATTACAGATGGTATTGAGATGCCTTTATTTAGCACTATTCAAGAAGCTGAAGATTTAGCAAAAGAAATGGGTGCAGAAGGAGAAAAACTTTTTCACGAACATACAATGGATGGAGAGGTTTACTATATGCCATTTGAATCACACGAAGCAATCAAAGAAGCTCTTGCAAAAAATGATGATGAAGTTATGGAAGAGAATGACCACATTGAAGGACACGATGAAGAGGAAAAGCCAATGGGATATCGTTCCAATCCTAACAAAGAAATTAGAACTTTTAATGTTCAAGATTTAGAGCTTAGACAAGAAGGCGATTCTAATGTCGTTGTGGGTTATGGTAGCGTGTTTAATACATTATCTAATGATTTAGGAAACTTCAAAGAAATAATCGCTGAAGGTGCTTTTGATGGTCGCTTACAAGATGATGTGCGTTTCTTAATCAATCACGATGGTTTGCCATTAGCAAGAACAACAAACGGAACTCTAAGACTTTCAACAGATGAAAGAGGTTTGAGATATGAAGCTGAGGTTGCTAATACTTCAATAGGTCGTGACTTAATAGAGCTGATGAAAAACGGAACGGTCAATCAAAGTTCTTTTGCATTCGTTGTTGAGGATGATTCTTGGGAAGTTCGTGATGGTATAAATATCAGAACAGTAAACAAGGTGTCTCGTTTATACGATGTTTCGGCAGTCACTTATCCTGCATTTGAGGAAGCAGGAGTTGCTTTACGCTCAATGGAAGAGTGGAAAAAAACAGAAGAAGAAAAGGTTATGAAAGAAAACCTTGACAAAGAGAAGGAAGAAAGAGAGAAGGAGGAAATGGATTTAACTAAGCGATCTCTAGCAGAGTTGCGCTTGTCAATCATAAATAAAAAGTAATTAATTAAAAAAACTGAAAAAAGATGAAAACATCTAAATTCTACACAGAAGAGCGTGGTTCAGTTTTGGAAAATATGGAGGCAATCGTTGACTCTGCGAAAGTAGAGGGTCGTGAGCTTACTGATTCTGAAACAAAAGAATTTGACTCTTTGAATGAAAAAGCTAACTCTTTAGAGGGTATGGCTAAAAGAGCTGCTTCATTTGAAGCACTACAAGCAAGTAAAGTTGAAAAGTCTGAAAAGATTGAGGACACTCCAAAAGAAATCCGTGAGTATTCTTTCCAAGATGCAATGAAAGCTGCATACTCTGGAAGAATGGAAGGACTTATCAAAGAGATGGACCAAGAAGCGAGAAACGAAGCTCGTTACACAGGACAGTCTTTCAAAGGTATTGGAATTCCTTCAAGCGTGTTAACTCGTGCTGCTGTTGGAACTGCTGCTGGTAACGCAACTGAGGTAATGGCTTGGACGGATCAGCTTGAGGCTAATCTAGTATTAGCATCAGCGGGCGCAAACTTCTATTCTGGAGTTAACAATATGAAGTTCCCTGTATTTAGTTCAATTAACTCTGGATTCGTTCCAGAAGCGGGTGGCTCTGCTCCTGCTGCTAATGGTACTGCATCTGGTGTTACTTTGAGCCCAAAGAAACTTATTTCTATCGTTAATGTTTCTGCTGAAGCATTAGTTCAGAATGCAGGTATCGAAGCTGCACTTCGTAGAAATATGGCTCAATCTGTTGCTGCTACATTAGAGAACGCTTTGTTAGACACAGGTGATGTATCTAACGCTCCTGCTTCTATCTTTGCTGATGCTGCTGCGGGTTCAACTGCTGCTGTTTCTGCTGCTACATTGACTGCTCTTGAAACTACTGTTCTTGGAAATGGTGTTCAATTAGAAGGAGCGAGAATGGCATACTTGATGGATATGGATGCTTATACTAAAGTAAAAACTGAAGCACAAGTTTCTTCTGTTTCTCCTTTATATGATAACAGAGATAAGACTGCAAACGGATACTTTACTTTCGTTTCTTCTGGTGTTGCTGCATCTGGAGTAGCTGGAAAAGAGCATGTTTTATTCGGTGACTTCTCTAAAGTTCACATCGCTCAGTTTGGCGGACTTGATATTTTAGTAGATCCATTCACGAATGGTGGAATCGGAGAAACTAGAATGATTGTTACTTCTTTAGTTGATGGTGATGCTGTTCAAAACGACACTGCATTTGCTACTTTGATTGAAGCATAATTGATTTGATTTTTAATAAGAGGGAGTGGGTTTTGCTCTCTCCCTCTTTTTTTATTTACAAAGATGATAAGACCAATAACAACAACAGGCGCAAAGTTCAATAATGTAGGCAGGTTAAGATACAAATCTACTAATATTGTGACTGAAAATGTAACACTTGCAGAAGCTAAAGCACACTTGAGAATTGACTCATCCTATACTGCTGACGATACTTACATAACAACTTTGATAAGTGTTGCAAGAAGTGCTTGCGAAAATTATGTTGGTTTTTTATTGGCTAAAAATAGTGGAATAGTTTATTACTTTGATAAGTTTCCCGATTCATCTGTAATTTTTTTGGATGGTATTTGGATGCCAGATTCTCTTACGATTCAATATTATGATGTCAATGATTCATTAGTAACTTGGGATGCATCAAACTATGCTGTTGATGAGTATTCAAGACCGACAAGAATAGTACTTAATGACTCATCTAATTATCCTGATACCTCTGATAATATACCAAGTGGAGTGAGAATCAATCTTATTAATGCAGGACCAGACGATGCTGATTTGATTCCTAAAGCAATTCATCAAGGAATTCTTTTGGTGATTGGAAGATATTACGAGATTCGTCAAGATGTTGTGACAGGAACACAAGCTACTGAGATTCCAAAAATGGTTGAGCATTTATTAAACCCTTACAGAATAGTAGAATGTTAATAGGTAGGTTAGATAGACAAATCACAATATACAAGAGAACTTTCAATCTTGATGATTTCGGTGCTAGTAAAATCAGAACTACTGCATCTACAACTGCTTTTGCTCATATTGAGTTCAAGAGCGGCTCTGCTAAGTTTGATGCTGATTCAATGGTGGCTCAACAAAATGTTGAGATAACAATTCGTTGGACTGCCGACATTGGAACATCTCCAGAATTTTACATTAACGATTCTGAATTTGGAAACTTTTTTATTCGTAATGTAAAACAAATAAATAAGATTGGAAGACGAGAGGGTTTGCTTTTGGAGTGTGACAATAAAGATACAATAGGAGTTGCAGATTTTTAATCGCTAAAATAAGAGTAATGGCATTAAAATCAACAAAAGTATTACAAGGGAGCGGAGGTCATCACGGAGTAGTTCAGATAGACGAAAAAGAACTTAGTCAAATCATTAAGGATTTGGATAAATTATTTCCTAGCTCTGATACAAAGTTGAGAAATTCTTTGAGGGGATCAATGCGTAAGACAATGAAACCTGTTCAAAATTATTTAAGAGGATTGATAGATCCAAGAAAAAACAAGAAAGCCAAAAAAATAAGAAATAAAAAGGGTGGGAGACCAGGACAATTGAAAAGGAGTATTCAAATCATAAACGGAAAAACGAGTAGAGGAAGATTCCCCTCTGTTTATGTAGGACCAAAAGTAAAAGGTGGCTCTTTCAAAAATATGGATAAGAGTGGTTTTTACTTCTATTTTTGGGAGTATGGACATTTCAATCCAATAACAGGTAAATATGAACCACCGAAAAGATGGCTTGATAAAACCGCTCAAGCTAAAGGAGCAGAAGTTATGAGAAGTCTTATTTCTGATATAAAAGTTATGATAGGAAAACGCTTTGCAAAAAAGATGAGCTAATGAATGTAGGAAAAGCAATAGTAACAATTTTGAATGCTGATAGTGATATCACAGCAATCATTGGAAACACAACTAACGGAACGCTTCGTTGTTTCCCCTCAGCTATGCGACAAAACGCTCAAACTGCTACTTATCCTTATGTGATATATCACGTTGTAAGTGATGTGCCACTTAACACAAAGAATGGGAAATCCACTTACGACTATGTAACCGTGCAAATAAGTGTTTATCACAACAACTACACAACACTTCAATTGTTGGTTGGACATATACAAAACGCACTAGACTATACTAGCGGGACTTTCAATGGAGTTGTAGTTGACAAGATATTTTTTCAAGGAGCAAGCGAAGCGTTTGATGATACAGCAGGAATGAACGGAATCTATGTGTACAATATGGATTTCCAATTTAACTTAAATCTATAATACTATGGAAGTAAAAATAAAAAAAGACTGTGAATTTAGAGGTGTTCAATATGAAAAAGGAAAAACCTATACAGTTCAAGGAAAAGTATACCGAGTTTTGAAAATGTGGAAAGCAATATCAAAACCAGCAAAAGAATCTAAAGAGAAGGAGATTCAGAATGAATCAGCACCTTCGTTAGATAACTAATTTATTATTAACTATTTAAGCTTAAAAAATTATGGCAATTTTTAATGGAAGTGATTTAGTTTTGAAGGTGCAAGCTGCAAACGGAGCTGCCGATGAATTCAAACTACTTCATTCAACAAGCTGCTCATTATCAATGAATGTTGACACGATTGATATAAGCACAAAAGACTCTGCGGGATTCAGAGATTTACTAGGTGGTCAAAAATCATTTTCTCTATCTGCGGATGGATTGATGGATTTCTTGGATACAGGGTCAACAACTGACCCAGAGGAATTATTTACAGAAATGATGGCAAGAAATCCTGTTACTTTTACTTTTGCACTTGCATCACCTGCGGGTCACAAGTATACAGGAAGCGGGATTATCACTTCTTTAGAAGTAAGTGGGGCTGTGGAGGATGCGCCTACTTATTCTGTATCAATTGAAGGAACAGGAGCAATCTTGAATCCTACTGTTTAATTTATTTTCGTTGGTTGGGGTTGGACTTAGGTCCGCTCCAATCAACTTAATTTTTAACTAACGAAAAAAATGTACGAAGTAGTAATACTAAACGGGAAAGATTATCCCGTAAGATTTGGAATGAATGCAATGCGCTTATTCTGTAAAGAAACGAATAGAAGTTTACAAGACTTAGACAAGCTCGGTCATGATATGTCCTTAGACGATGCTTGTTTTTTAATAAAAGCAGGACTTACTGACGGAGCAAGAAAAGCAGGCAAAGAATTTGACTTAGGAGTTGATGATATCGCCGATATATTAGACGATGATTTTGATGCCTTACAAAAGGTATTAGATGTGTTTTCAGAGCAGTTTGCTGCAAAAATGGGACAAAAAGAGGGAAACGAGAAAGGGGGAAAGAAAACCCCCAAGAAAAAATAGATTGGGATGATTTAGAATCCGTTGCTTATGGCTTTGGATTATTGCCAGATGAGTTTTGGGATTTAACATTTCATGAGTTCTTTTTAATTCAAAGAGGAAGAAATGAACAATTTGAAATGAAAGAAAGATTTAAGTGGGAAAGAACAAGGTGGTTAGCTTGTTTGATGTTACAACCACACAAAAAGAAGAACAGCAAATTAAACCCCACAGATTTGGTTAGGTTTGAATGGGAGAAAAAAGAAGAAAAAATAAGTACTGAAAAAAGAAAACAGGCGGCTATGTATGCAGCAAAAAAATATAAGATAGAACTACCTAAAGAAAAAGAATAATGGCTCAAAAAACCCTATCCGTAAAATTATCACTAAACGACAAACAGTTTCAGAGTGGGTTGCGAAAAGCCACCAAGTCAATGCAGCGATTTGGAAAGTCAATGCAAAGGACAGGAAAGCAATTATCTACATCATTAACACTTCCTGTTTTAGCTTTTGGAGCTGCATCAGTCAAAGCATTTGATGATCAAATAAAAGCTGAAACTAAATTAAGAACAGCATTAGGCGAAGATGAAAAAGCGTTTCAAAGACTAAAAAAAGTTGCTCAAGATTTACAAAAGACAACTCTTTTTGGTGATGAAGCAACAATTGAAGCGGCTGCCTTTTTAGGTCAATTAGGATTAAATGAGGAAGCTATCACTCGCCTTCTTCCTTTAATTCAAGATTTTGCTACTGCTCAAAACATGCAGCTTGGTGATGCAGCTAAATTAGTTGCTAAATCGGTTGGATCTAGCACAAATGCACTTTCTCGTTATGGTATAACTATTGAGGGAACTGTTGGACAAACAGACAGACTTGATTCTGCTGTTAACGCTTTAAGCACAGCGTTTGGCGGAACTGCCGCTGCTATCGCTCAACAAGGATTAGGGCCATTTGAACAATTAAAAAATGAACTTGGTGATGTTTCGGAAGAATTTGGAAGGCTCATTTTAGAAAACATTGAACCTCTTAAATCTGCGCTTTCCTCTCTTGCTGAACGATTACGAAGCTTATCAACTGAACAAAAAGAAACAATTGTGCAAATTGCAGGAATTGCCGCTGCTGTTGGTCCTTTGTTAATAATTTTAGGAAAAGTCATTACAGCTGTTGGCTCTTTAGGAAAAGCCTTAATGTTTATTGCTTCAAATCCTATGGTTTTATTTTTTACTGCTATAAGCAGCCTTGTTGGATTGTTGGGTTTTGCTATTTTAGATTTAGAGAGTTTTATTAAAGCAGCTCTAAAATTAGGGGATGTAGGTCGTTTTGTTGCAAAAGGAATAATTAGAATGGCTGCTGCATTTGGCGGTATGAATCAAGGGCAAGCCGATGCCGCTATTGCAATGATTGACGTTATGAGTGAAGAGCAAAAAAAACTTGCTACAAATACTGATGTCACTACTGAATCAATAAAAGACCAAAAAAAGGAGATTGAAAAGTTATCAGCTTCAATGGCTAAACCAACTCCTGGTTCTATGACTATGCCATCCACTAGAAAAGATCTTGGTGGTATAGAACCACCAGGGCCAATGACTACCATTAAGGCAAAAACTGTTGGTCCTCTTGCTATTGGTAAACAAAGAATAAAATTAGTTGAAGAAAATATTGAAAGTAGGAGAGATCAGTTGGGGTTTGATGTTGAACCTGTAAAAGCCTATACCGAATCTTTGACCCAGCTTAATAGTAAGATGGAAGAAACAGGAGATACTTTTCAAAGGGCTTTTCATTCTATGTCTGCAAGTGCGAACGCTTCTTTTAGTGAAATGGCAGCTTCGGCAGCGAATGCGGCTCGTCAAGTAATTAAAACACAGGTGGCGGAAGCGACTGCGGCTTATGCTGCAAAAATATTTGCTAGTGTTCCTTTTCCTTTCAACCTAGCTTTGTCCGCTGCGGCAGGTAGTGTAGTTGGTAGTTTATTCAATAAAATCATTCCTCCGTTTGCAGATGGGGGTATGGTAAGCGGAGCAACTTTAGCAATGGTTGGTGAAGGACCTGGAACAAGCGCAATCAATCCAGAAGTCATTGCTCCTTTAGATAAGTTAAAGGGAATGATTGGAGAGGGTGGATCTCCTGTTGAGGTATTTGGAACAATAAGCGGCTCTGATATTTTATTATCAAGTGATAGAGCAGGAGGAAATCGAAACAGAACAAGCGGATACTAATGGCAATAAGAAAGACAGCAGAGTTTAGAAGCGATCAAGGTCGTTTTTGGAAAATTGAACTTTATGATTCAGATTTTAGTGGAACACCTGATACTTGGAACGTTGATAGTAATGGATTTCAATTAAAATATGAAACGAAAACAGAGGACAGATTTACAGGGCTTATTCCGTCAAGTGTTAAGTTTACTTGCATAATAACAAGTGCTGATGATCAAACCATTATTGATGATATTAGAACAGCCGATGCTGAACGCTTTCAAGCTAAAATATCTACAAAAGGAACAAGTGGTGATGGCTATGTTCAGTATTGGGTGGGAAATGTTTTGAATGATGTTAACGACACTCAAGACGCATCATTCCCAAGAAAGTCAACGCTAACTGCAATTGATGGACTTGCTAACTTAAAAGACTTGCCTTTAAATGAGGGTATTACAAACACGGTAAATATTTTATATAGTTTTAGGAATGTTATACAAAACATACTCAAAGCAACAGGAACATCATTATATTGGGGAACAGGAACTGGGCCAGATGATAGGATGCTTTTTACTTTAGTTGATTGGGATACATCCAATATGCCAACAAGAGCTGCTGACAAAGATCCTTTGAAATTCTCTGCTATCTATCCAATCAACGCTTATAGGACACTCAATGATAATGGAACGGAAACCTATCAAGATTGTTGGAGCGTATTAAATGATATTTGCAAAGTATGGGGAGCTAGATTGTTTCTTGCAGAAGGTAGTTGGTATTTTATACAAGTCAATCACTATGCAAAAATGTTAACTTCTGCTCAATTTTTTAGAGTTTACAACAGGTCTGGAACATTGATAAGCTCAGGTAGCAACTCTTTTAGAAAAGTAGCGGAAGGTAATTTTAACAGATTAGCAGGAGGTGGGTTTGACAATTTAGCTCTTCTTAAAAAAGTAGAAGCTAGTTATAATCACATAGTGTCTTACAATACTTTAAGCACTCCAATTGTGCTTTGGAATAATTGGTTAAATGGAATATTTGGACCTGGCGGCTTTGGAGTTGCCAACAGCGCTGCTTCTCCAGAACAAATCAATTTAGGATCGGTAACAGCTCTTACAGGTTCAAGCATTTCTGTAAGGCACATTTGGAGGGCAAGATATTTGGGTAGTACTAATGCTTGGAACAATATCATTGGAAATAATGAAATGGCAGGTGTGATTTTATATTATAGACTGAAACTTGTTGGATCATCAACAACCTACTATGCGAACCATACTAGTGGTGTTTGGGGAACGGGAAACATTTATGGATCTTTAAATATGGGTTATCCAACAACAATCGGAACTCAGTCAGATGGTGTTGGATATTACAATGCTTTGATGGAGTTTGAAACAGATGAAGTTCCTGAAGATGGAACTCTTTTTATTGAGGCTTATGCTAGGGTTTATTATAATCCTACAAGTGTTGATAGTACAAGTGGCGCAACTGAACTTCCTGCTAGTAGTGGAACGGTGGATATTCAAAGTATTATTGACGGAGTACATATTTTTGCACCACCGCCAGGAGATATTATATCTTTCGATGCTGAGGGAAATTCACAATTTAATTCTAGTGAAGAACAGTATGTAAAGTATTTAATTGATGGAGAGCAAACAACAGAAAAGGTTTTTAAATCAGAAAATAAGCCAGGAGGAACAATAGTAAATTCAAATGCTGAATATGATGTAGGAGAGTTGATGTTAGGTAGTGGACCTACCCCTCAAAGTTGGGGACGCATTAGAACATCTTCTAACGGATCAACTTTTAATAACGGAACTGATAATGATTGGCAAAGTTATGGAACAGGTACAACGGGAGATATCACAAAAATTCTAGTGGAAGAAATAATGGTAGGACAGCAAGAGGGCGCTAGAGTTTACAATGGAAGTATAAGAATGAGCGGAACAAATTTAATTAGTTTCAAAAACTCATTTAGTATAGATTCGAATGATTTTACTCCTTATCAAATAACTTTTAATGCTACAAAAGGAGAAATGAAAGGTCAATTCATTAATATAAACTACGGATCAACAACAAATCTAGTCGATGAAGCTGCTGATGAATCATATGGCTCAGGCGGATTCGAGTTGTCACAAGATATTTGGTAAGATATGGGATCACTTTTTAATTATGTAGCAAACGAAGCAATAGCGGTTTTAAGCAAACCACTAGTAGGAGCAGTAACTAGTGCTGATATATATCAACTAGGAACAGATTTGGCAAATTCTGGTGATGAGCTTGTGATAATGTCTAGAGTAGATGGAAGCATCACAGAGATTACACTTGGTAGGAGTATGACAAGTGGAGCTACAACAATTCTTTTTGGCTCTGTTACATTAGAAAGTACAATTCCCGCAGGAAGTATTGTAACCTATCGTTCAGATAAAAAATGGGAAAAGATTTACACATCTTATCAGTATCTAAATTGCACAGGAAAGAGTGATGCAGGAACTAGTGAGAATTGGAAATACGGACACGGATTTGGTGTTCAGTTTTACAACTGGGTACAAGACTCTGGCGCGACAGGAACAACAGTTGACAGCTCAACACTAACAATACCAAAAAACTTACAGCATATTGGATTCAGAGTTCCTTATAATTGCACGCTTATAGGATGGAAAGGTTCTGGAAAAAACTCAAACGGAAACAGAGATTTTGCAGGAGGATTATTTGTAGGGACTCCACAATGGGGAACTGATACGGATATGACAATGACTTTGAGGGCTTATTCTTCCGCTAATAATGCAGGTGGCAGTTTCACAAATAGACCTTCAAAGTTTGAAGATTTAACTCGTTCTTATGCAATTTCCGCAGGAGATGTTATTTATCCAATGATTAAAGGATTAACAACTACTGATGATACTTTGCTCATCAATTTTACTATTGTATTAAAAACAACCTTACCATAATGAAAACACTCACAGAAATACTAGAAGAGGCGGAAATAAAAATTGAACAAGCAACAACTCCAGAAATGGTAGCAATTTTAGAAAAGATTATTGAAAAGATTGATGAACTAATTAAAGCAAAGCAATGAAAAATTTGATAAAAGAATGCGGTGATGTTTTGACTCTCAATGTTATTACTTTGGGAATAACTTTTACTCAAATAGAAATGATTTTGAAGATTATTCTTTTGATTCTTTCTATTATATATACAGCAGAGAAACTATATAAAAACAAAAAGAATGGCAAAAGGAGTTAATTTTACATATAGAGAAAAGCCTATAAAGAAAAGACCAGGAGTTCACTCAAAGAACACCTCTAAAAAACAACGCAAAAAACCCTCAAGAGGACAAGGAAAATGATTCAAAAGGATTTGACTTTATCTGTTGGTAATATTATTTGGATTGTAGGTATAATATTTACAATGGGGATTGCTTATAGTCAGATTGCACAACTTGATGAGGATATTCTTGTTCTTGATAAAAGACTTGAGAAAAAAATTAAGATTATCAACGAATGTGAGGACAGGATTGTTGAGATAGAAAAGGAATTAGCAACTATTAAAAGCTGTAAATAATGGAAGAGATACTACAATTAATTGAACGATATGGATTGACATTGATTTTATTACTCGGATCATTGTATGCCCTTTATAAATTCTTCTTTTTTTCCATAATTGAAGTTCGTTCGCAATTTTCAAAATATCACGAAAATAATGCTAAAGATATGCAATATATCAAAAGCAAAATTGACACTATTTTAGAATTTATAAAACAAAAGAAATGAGAAATTTATTCTGCAAGATTATATACTATGCAACATTCAAGAAAGTTTGCATTGGAGTTTGTAACTTATGCAAAAAATAATGGAACTAAACTATTTTAATTTTCAAGAGTTTGATTCACCAGACGAGATAGGAAGCGGAATGCCAAAATCAAAGGGTGGACAAATGGACTTAGAATTTCTACATAAACTAGACGAAGCTAGAATGCTAGCAGGAACGCCTTTCAAAATAACGAGTGGCTATCGTTCACAAGCTTACAACAAAGACCTGCGTAAGCGTGGATATAAAGCTTCAAACAATAGTAGTCATTGTAAGGGGTGTGCTGTTGATATTGCTGTGAATAGCGGACTCCAGAGAAGTGCTATCGTTTGTTCTTTAGTCAAGGCAGGATTTACTAGAATAGGAATAGCAAAAACATTTGTTCATGTTGATTTGGACAAAGAAAAACAGAACTCAATATGGCTTTATTAACAACGCTCTTTTCAAAACTTTTAGGAAACGCTGACAAAATAATTGATGAAGTTGTAACTTCACAAGAAGAAAAATTGACTCTCAAAAATGAACTTACAAAGATAATTAATGAGGGAGAAAAGTCAGCACAAGAACAAGTGACAAGAAGATGGGAGGCGGATGCTTCAAGTGGACATTGGTTAAGTGCCAACATAAGACCATTGACGTTAATCTTTTTGACTGTAATGTTTGTGATAATGTCATTATTTGACGGAAATGTTGGCGGCTTTACAATTGATGAGGCATATAAGCCAATCTATCAAACCCTCTTAATTACAGTCTACGGAGCTTACTTCGCAGGGCGTAGCATTGAGAAGGTTAAAAACAAACAATGAAACATCAAAAAAGATATCGACTTTCTGAGGATGAGTGGAGATTGATTGATGAGTTTAGAAAAGACAAAGAAAACAGAAAGCTATTAGAAAAAGAATGTGAAGAGGCAGGAATTGATTTAAATTCTGTTCATCACTATTGGTATAAAAGCAAACGATTCTCTATCTTTGCAAAGCCAAACGAGTTCTCAAGAGATGAATTTCTTAAAAGTATTGAGGACTTAATCTCTAATTACTCACCTTCTTACCCTTCTATTGAGTATCCTAAAATCAAAGACGGACATCTTTTAGTTATAAACCCTGCTGATGTTCATATTGGCAAGTATGCTGACGAATTAGAGACAGGTTCTAACTACAATATCAAAATTGCTCGACAACGCATTTTAGATGGCGTTAGAGGCATTATCTCAAAGTCTGAGGGTTTTTCTATTGATAGGGTTTTATTCTGCATAGGGAACGATATTTTACACACTGATTCGTTTCAACATACTACAAAGGGAACTATTCAAGACACATCTGGCAAATGGTATCGCCACTTCACAACAGCTCTTGAGGTATATGTTGAGTGTGTTGAAATGCTTATGAATATCGCTCCAGTTGATTGTGTGCATTCAATGAGCAATCACGACTATATGAGTGGATTCCATTTAGCACACGCATTGAAGTCTTGGTTTAGAAATACGGAATCTGTTTATGTTGATGCTGATCCTATACATCGAAAGTATTATAGATACAACAGCACATTGATAGGATTGACACACGGAGATGGAGCTAAAACAAATTCACTTCCTTTGTTAATGGCTCAAGAAAAACCAAAGTTTTGGGCAAAGACGAAGCATAGATATTGGTATTTGCATCATATACATCACAAGCAACGATTCAAATATCTAACAAGTTTTGATGATATTGCTTGTACTTTAGAATTTTTAAGAAGCCCTAGCGGAACGGATGCTTGGCACTATCAAAAAGGATATTGTGGCTCTCCTAAAGCTGTTGAGGGTTTTATTCATTCAAAAGAAAACGGACAAGTTGCACACTTGACTCATATTTTTTAATATATTCGCAAAGTTTTTGTTAAAAAGTAAACAAAGTTTTTCATTGTTTTGTAGGAATAGGGAGTAGAAATACTCCCTTTTTCTTTGCTATTTTTTTATAAAATGTAAATACTTATCAAAAATATTTACTAGATAAGAACGCATTTTTTTTGAAAGTTTTTGTTAAAAAGTGTTGACAATTAAAAAAAAGTATTTAGATTTGTCGAAACAAAAAACTAAAACAATGACAAAAGATTTAATTAACAACTTATTCTTTAATCCAAAAGAAGAGCTAAAAACGAAACACCTCAATGCTGATCTTGTTGAGGCAACAATCAATCAACTTATTGCAGAGCTAAAAGAGCAAGAGATGAGAAATGAAAATTTGATAGTAGATTACAAAAAGAATGATGCAATAGTTGATGAGGCATTAACAGAGGGTGTGAATAACGGACTGAGAATAGCTTTATTGCATTTGCGCAAATTATATGCTGATATAATATGGAAACAATTAACAATTAAAAATAATGAAACAAATGACTAATTTTTTATCAAAAAACGCAGGAGCAATTTTTTGCTATTCAGTATCTCTAATGATACTAATCACAATAATTTTAATGGATGTTAATGGCATCATAAATATTACAATGTAATGAGAAAAACAGTAAAAGCTATTAGAAGCGCAGGAGATTTTGAATCACAATATGGACACTTTTACAAGTGGATGATTGACTTTGAGGATGGAATGCAAGCAGAATATCTAAGCAAAACAGAAACACAAAACAAGTTCATTGAAAGACAAGAGATTGATGTTGATGTTACAACAAGAGAATACAACGGAAAAACAATCAACAAGGTAAAACCTGCATCAACATTCCAACCAACAGCAAGACAAACACCTCAACGAAACGAAAAGACTCAAGAGCTTATTGTAAAGCAAAACGCTTTAACAAACGCTTGTAATGTAATAGGAACAGCAGATGTTACTCAAATCATTGAGGTTGCAGAAGTGTTTGCAAATTGGGTTTTGAATGATGAAAAACCTACAAAATCAAATGATTTACCTTTCTAATGAGTAAAAAAGACACATATTTAACAGATGATGGGTTGGAGTTTGAGTTTACAGTTTGGGAGGACTCTGGTGACTATTACACTCCTTCCTATCACTCTGTTGAAATACACAAAATCATATACAATAATATTGATGTTACAGATTTGCTATTCAATGTAGCGAACGAATATGTAGAAAACATCAGAGATATAATAAAAGAAGATGAGTAATTTTTTAGAAGAAGCTGTTGATTTAATGGAGATCAATAGTAAAGTGAGTAAGTGTGTTGAGGCGGCTTGTTTAGTTTCTAACATATCAAAAAAAGAATTTTACACTAGAACAAGGACAAGGCATTTAGTAGATTGTAGGAGAATGGTTTATGCTTTCTGTAAAGAAACATTGAATCTTGGATATTCAAAAATAGGTAAAATATTTAAGCTGAATCACGCTACTATAATGCATCACTTAAAGTGTCATTATCAGTTAATAGAATATGATCTTTATTACAAAGATAAGTTTAATGGATTTGAAGAGCTTGTTAAAGCTGATATTGGCTTTTTTGATATTAAAAACATAATTGATGAAGTAAAATCTATCAAACAAAAACATTTAGCTAAAATATACAATGAAGAAAATCCTAGTTAAAAAAAGCACTAATTTCACTACAATCAACAACGAGTTTATCTTTAATAAAGAGATGAGCTTGAAAGCAAAGGGTTTGTTGTGTCATTTATTAGCATTGCCAGAAACTTGGGATCTGTATGTTGAGGAAGTTGAACAATGGCACAAAGATGGTAAAAAAGCTATTTACAGCGCATTTAAGGAACTTTCTACTCTTGGGTACATAGAACGTACCACACAAAGAGAAAAAGGTAAAATTGTTAAATGGGATTATATTGTTTACGAAAAACCACTTTCCCAAAAGGTAGAAGTAGAAAATGTACAAGTAGAAAAGCTACAAGTACAAAACGCACCACTATTAAATACTAATAGTATTAAATACTTAAATAAAGTAAATACTAAAAAAGAGTTTGAGTTTGAACATTTAGAAGAGTTGAATGTTGAGGTTTGGAAAAAGTGGAAAGAATATAGAAAGGAAACATTCCGCACAACCTACAAGCCAATAGGCGAAAAAGCAGCAATAGGAAAGCTGATGCGACTTTCTCAAGGATGTCACGAAGTCCAAGAGCAAATCATCAATCAAAGCATTGAGAATGGTTGGAAGGGAATTTTTGACCTTAAACAAGAAAAACAATCAAAAACAAAGAGTGCGCTTGACAATTGGCAGAAAGCTCGAAATATGATAAACAATGGATAAAACAAACCAAATATGGAACAGATGGAAGAACGACCTTCCAAAGCTAAAAGAGGAAGCTGTCGACATACTTTCTAGAACTTATTTGGAGATAGGACAAAAGCCAGGTGTTGAGGACATTGTGACAATGGCAAACATTCTAGTTGATGACTTAGCCAATAACACTCAATTCAGCACAATGACAATGGAAGATGTTGCAAGGGGTTTTAGAGAGGGTGTGAGAGCTGGAGATGAAGCAAGTGTCTTTCTAAATGTAAGGACTTGGAATATATGGTTACGAAAAGAAAAACAAAAGGTTGCAAAAAAAGTAATAGAATATCACAAGCAACAGGAACTCGAATACATCGAGAACGCTCGTTTGATGGGCGGAACTATTAACAAAGCAAAATTTATAAAATGAAAAAAGGACAATTAAAACAGGAAACTGTTAAGATTTTAGATTCTGTGAGTAAATATCTTAAAGAATCAACAACCGATTATGATTCTAGAGATTTGAAAGCATTGTTTTCAGAAGCTCTTGCCTACTACGATTTGTATCTACTTAAAAAAAGCAATAATAAATCTGAAGCACAAAAGTTAGAATCAATGCTTGTTCCTAAATGGGAGGAAGGATTAAGAGCAGAGATAAGAACATATCTTGATGAGGTATGATAATTTTACAAATTATATTGATTTTTATTATTATGTATGTTGGTTTGACACTATACTTCCAACATCGAATGGATAAAAAGCACAAAGCATTCAAAGAAAAACTAAACAATGAAAGCAAAAGACAAAGTAAAAAATCTGCTGACTAAGTATCCACACTTTAGAGATTCGGACAATAAGCTCATTGCAGCCTATTGGTTTGAAGAATTAAAGAGAAACGGTATGAATCCAAATGAAATGAGTGGAATGGACTTTCTTCATTATTTTGCAGACTCTAAACTTACTAACAGCGAAACGATCCACAGGTGTAGGAGAAAAGCACAAGAGCAAAACAAAGAGTTAAGAGGTAAAAACTACGAAGTAAGACAAGACAAGATGCAAAAGCAATGGAGAAAAGATTTAGGCTATGACAATAAATAATGAAGATAATATGGAGTTAATGTCAAGGTATGAAGATAATTACTTTAACCTAGCTATAGTAGACCCACCTTACGGAAAAAACCCTCATAGAAATAGAGACGGTTTAGGACTTGCTAAAAGAAATTATGAAAGCGGTAGTACACAATGGGATAATAAACCTATGAATGAATATTGGTATGAACTATTTAGGGTAAGTAAAAATCAAATAGTATGGGGTGGTAATTATTTTATTGAACACTTACATTCTACAAATTCTTTTATTTTTTGGGATAAAGAAAAGCGGTTAGAAAATTACGCAGATGGCGAATTGGCTTGGACATCTTTTAATAAATCTGCTAAAAAATATACTTTTGCTTGGAACGGAATGATTCAAGGCGATATGAAAAACAAAGAGCAAAGAATACACCCAACACAAAAACCAGTTAAGTTATACGAGTGGATACTAATAAATTACGCAAAGGAGGGCGATAAGATATTAGACACACACTTAGGTAGTGGTTCAATAGCTATTGCGTGCCACAATCTCGGATTTGATTTAACAGCTTGCGAATTAAATACAGAATACTTTGAACAAGCAATGAAGCGAATAAACAATCACAAAGCACAAAAAAGACTTTTTTAATGGCTAAAACAACCACTTCAAAGCTAAAAGCAAAACTAGACAAGCTGTTCTCTGAATACATAAGGAAAAGAGATAGCGACCACAGAGGAGTCTGTAAATGTATCTCGTGTGGCAAAGAAGCTCCTGCCTTTGGAGGATCAATACACGCAGGACACTTTATGAGTCGAAGGCATTTAGCAACAAGATGGGATGAAAAGAATGTGAATGCGCAATGTGCGGGGTGTAATACTTTTCGTGGTGGTGAGCAGTACAGGCAATCAATAGGAATAGATAGAAAGTGGGGAGAAGGCACATCTGTTGATTTAGAACAAAGAGCAAACACAATAGTAAAACTATCACGAATAGATTATGAAGAGGCAATTGAAAACATCAAACGAAAGATTCAAGAACTTAATTAACAAACGATTGTTAGCAACTTTCCCACCTAATGAGTGGGAGTTAGTTTCAGTATTTATAATTTGCAGAAATGAGTAAGACAGTAATATTTGAAGGAGGTGTCAATAAGGTAAGCACATTATCTGACGGAAGTCTAAGTGTAAACATACATACACAAGAACTAACGGATGAAACAATGATGCGAATCTTTAATCTTAGAAAGAAGCCAGGAATGGTTTTAATAAGCTCTGGTGATATAACAAAACAAGAAATAGAAGCTGTCGATAACTTTACAAGCGACTTTGAGTTTAATGGCAAAACCCCAAGCCAACGATTAAGGGCGGTGCTTTACAGAGTATGGGAACAAGGCAAACAAGATTATGATTTCCCTATTTGGTATGAAGCACAGCTTGAACGCATAATCAATAAGTATAAATCAACTTTAGATGCCTAAAGCTACACTTCATCAACTGATTTGTAGAAGCACGAAGAACGGACTCAAATGGAATATGCCTAAAATTATTAACTCGGATGTAGGGTTTCAGCTTATGTTTGGAGTAGTAGAAAACGCAACCAATGAACGAAAAAGATTTGAAGATAATGCAAACGAATATGAAACTAGAATATATCAAAGCATTGAACATTTTAAGAAGTTTGTGTAAAATAACAATAGCAATGGCTCTTCTATTTGTTTTGTTGCCATTTGTTATCTTTGCTTTTATTTATTATTTCATGAAATTTACAGTAGAATATGAAGCTCAAAGCAATACTAGAAGTTAACATAATTTTAGAAGAGAACGAATCTATTGATCAAGCTAATTCAAGAGTAATAGAAAAGCTGATAGATGTATGTGATGAATGGATAAACGATAAAGACGGAGTTCATCCTTACATTAAAATACAATATCAATTGCCAGATGAATACATTGAGGAAATGAAATTGATGAACTAGTGCCAAGTCTACCAAAAGGGAAAAAAAAGAAATGGATTGCATCAAGCAAAAAGAAGAGTGGCTTTACAACCAAGCATAGGTCTGAGCATTCGGACTTCTATAATTCAAGAGCGTGGAGAAAGCTACGAGAGTGGCACTATGCAAGGAATCCGATATGTAAGTGGTGTGAAGAGGAAGGAACAATAAACACAAAGAGTAAGACAATTATTGACCATATAGTTGAGATAAAAGACGGAGGTGATGGACTTGATCCGAACAACCTACAAACTCTCTGCCTACCTCATCACAACCAAAAGACAGCGTGGGCAAAATCTAAAAGAAAGAACAATGGATAAAAATAAATACTATTACGATTACACAAGGAATTTACCCTATGAGGAAGAGGATGCTGTTCCAAAATATTACAAAGGAACTAATGGCATAGAGGCTTACAAAGTAGTAGAAAACTTCCAAGGAAACAATTACAATCTAGGGACTGCATTAACATACCTAATGAGAGCAGGGAAAAAAGTATATGTAAACAACAGCGCAAATGAATCAATGGTTGCAGATATACACAAAGCAATAGACCACCTAAAGTTTGAACTCGAAAGAATACAAAATAAAACAAGGGAGGGGGGGCAAAAAGTATGACAACAATTGACGTACAT